CACGGTTTAACTAAGTTCAATATGGATAACGCTCCATCTAACATGTTTTTTCTTGAGTATATAGCTAGGCCACAAACTGCTGAAATATTTTTTGAAGACGTGCTCATGGCTTTGCATTTCTATGGTATGCCAATACTAGCGGAGAATAACAAACCAAGACTGTTATATTATTTAAGAAGAAGAGGTTATAGAAACTTCTCAATAAATAGACCTGACAAAGCGTACAATAAATTATCAGTAACTGAAAAAGAAATTGGTGGTATACCAAATTCAAGCGAGGATATAAAACAAGCTCACGCAGCTTCTATTGAAACATACATAGAAGATCACGTTGGTTATACTGGCGAAGGTTATGGTCAAATGTATTTTCAAAGAACACTAGAAGACTGGGCAAGATTCAATATAAACAATAGAACAAAGCATGATGCTACAATAAGTTCTGGACTCGCAGCTATGGCTTGTAATAAAAATAAATATTCACCGGTTTATAAAGTTCAAAAAAATAAAGTACAACTATCATTTAACCGATATGATAACAATGGAAGTATTTCAAAAATAATAAAATAAATGATTTATACTAACACAAACAGTTCTTTCCCTAGTCAGGTAGTACCAGACTCAGAAAAGCAAAGCTTAGAATATGGCTATGCTGTAGGTAGAGCTATTGAAGACGAATGGTTTAAAGGTGATAGAGGAACTAATATTGGCGGTAGATTTGCAAGTAATTGGCAATACTTTCACAAGTTAAGACTTTATGCTAGAGGAGAGCAGTCTGTTCAAAAGTACAAAGATGAGTTATCTATAAATGGTGACTTAAGTTACTTAAACCTAGACTGGAAACCTGTAGCTGTATTATCTAAGTTTGTTGACATCGTTGTTAACGGTATGACAGATAAGGGTTATGAAATAAAATCATTTGCATCAGATCCGTTTGCTGTAAAAGAAAGAACACAACACGCTACTGATTTAGCTGAAGATGCTTTTTCACAAAACATAATACAAGAAGCACAACAAAACTTTGGTATAGATTTAAGTAGAACTAATGTACCAGCTGATCAATTACCAAAAAGTAAAGAAGAACTAGAACTGCACATGCAGTTGACATATAAACAAGCTATAGAAATAGCTGAAGAAGAACTTATAAATAACGTATTAGATTATAATAAGTACGAGGAGGTTAAAAAAAGAGTGGCTTATGATTTAGTCGTACTTGGTGTTGGTGCTAGTAAAACTGATTTTAATTTAGCTAACGGGGTTACTGTTGATTATGTAGATCCAGTTAATTTAGTACACTCTTACACTGAAGATCCAAACTTTGAAGATATATACTACGTAGGCGAAGTAAAAAGTGTACCATTAGAAGAGGTTAAAAAGCAATTTTCACACCTTACAGATAAAGATCTTATAGAGATACAGCAATATCCTGGCGACTCAAACTATACCAGAAACTTCAATGGTCAAGACAGTAGTTATGATAACGTTCAGGTTCTTTATTTTGAATACAAGACTTATAGTAATCAAGTATTTAAAATAAAACAAACAGATCAAGGGTTAGAAAAGGCTCTAGAAAAAGATGACAGTTTTAACCCGCCAGAGAGTGATAATTTTAATAGAGTTAGTAGGTCTATAGAGGTATTATATAGTGGTGCTAAAATACTAGGTTATGACAAAATGCTTAAATGGGAACTAGCAGAAAATATGACCAGACCTTTTAGTGATCAGACTAGGGTTAATATGAACTACACTATATCTGCTCCTAGAATGTACAAAGGTAGAGTTGAGAGTATAGTTAGTAAGACTATTGGTTTTGCTGATATGATACAGTTAACTCACTTGAAAATACAACAAGTGCTAGCGCGTATGGTACCAGATGGTGTTTTTGTTGATGTTGATGGATTGGCTGAGGTTGATCTTGGTAACGGAACAAACTACAATCCGCAAGAAGCTCTTAATATGTATTTTCAAACTGGTAGTATAGTTGGTAGATCACTAACACAAGATGGTGACCCTAATAGAGCTAAAGTACCTATACAAGAATTACAAACATCGTCAGGTATGAGCAAAATACAAGCGCTTATACAGACTTATCAGTATTACTTACAAATGATAAGAGATGTAACAGGACTTAATGAAGCTAGAGACGGTAGTCAACCAGCAAAAGATTCTTTAGTTGGTTTACAAAAACTAGCAGCGGCTGCTTCAAATACAGCGACTAAACATATACTTCAGTCATTAATGTATATCACTGTTAGAATATGTGAAAATATAAGTCTAAGAGCAGCTGATATGTTAAACTTCCCTTTAACTAAAAACGCTTTAATGAATTCAATAAGTAGCTTCAACGTGAATACGCTTGAGCAGATTGAGAAACTAAATATGCACGAGTTTGGTATATTCTTAGATTTAGAGCCTGATGAAGAGGAGAAGCAAATACTAGAGAGAAACATACAAATAGCATTGCAGTCTGGAGGTATTGATCTTGAAGACGTTATAGATTTAAGGCAGATATCCAATATCAAGTTAGCTAATCAAATGCTTAAAATAAAACGTAAGCAAAAAATGGAAGCTGACAAGCAGGCGCAGATGCAAAACATACAAGCGCAAGCGCAGGCAAATGCTGAGTCCGCTGAAAAAGCCGCTATGTCTGAAGTGCAGAAGCAACAAGCGTTAGCTCAAACAACTCTTCAAATAGAACAAGGCAAATCTCAGTTTGAAATGCAACGCATGCAGGCTGAAGCTCAAATTAAGAAAGAGCTTATGGCAGAAGAGTTTAATTATAATATTCAGTTAGCTAAAGCAAGGGCTGATGCTGAAAAAGTAAAAGAAAAAGATATAGAAGATCGTAAAGACGAAAGAACTAGAATACAAGCTACACAGCAGTCAGAGCTTATAGCACAACGTCAGAACGATGAACTACCTAAGAATTTTGAGTCGTCAGGTTTTGACTCACTAGGCGGATTTGGATTAGAACAATTCGACCCTAGATAAAAAAACTTTATTAATTTTATATTATTATATTATGTCAGAACAAACAGTAAAACAAGAGGGTGAATTTAAATTAAAGAAAAAAAAGACACCTAAGAAATTAGCTACACCAGAGAATAATATCACTAAGGTTAGCGTGAAAGAACCTTTGATTGAAACAGAGCCAGAGGTTACAAAAGTAGTTATCAAGGAAGAAAAAGAAGTACCAGTTGTTGAAGAAACAGTGGTAGCCGACGAAGAATCTAACTCACCTATACAATTAGTTGAAGAGGTTGAGGAAGAAGTTAAAGAGGTGGAGGCTGAATACAAAGAAGCTATTAGAGATGAAAAAGTTATTGGTAAACCTTTACCAGAAAACATCGAAAAGCTAGTTTCTTTTATGGAGGAAACAGGTGGTAATATAAACGACTATGTTAGACTTAACGCTGATTACTCTAATGTTGATAACGAAACATTATTAAAAGAATACTATAAACAAACGAAGCCTTATTTAGAAGGTGACGATATAAGTCTTATGCTAGAAGATTTTTCATACGATGAAGATATCGACGAGCAGAGAGATATACGCAAGAAAAAACTTGCATTTAAAGAAGAAGTTGCAAAAGCTAGAAACTTTTTAGAGGAAACAAAGAGTAAATACTACGATGAGATCAAGTTGAGACCAGGCGTAACTCAAGACCAACAAAAAGCCACTGACTTTTTTAACCGATATAATGAAGAGCAGAAAGCTGGTAAAGCAAAACACTCGGAATTTTTAAAACGTACTAATGAATTATTAACTGACGACTTCAAAGGTTTTGATTTTAATGTTGGTGAAAGTAAATTCAGGTACAGTGTAAAAAATCCACAAAAGGTAGCAGAAGCACAATCTGATATCTCTAATTTCATTGGGACGTTCCTAAATGATAAAGGAGAGGTTAAAGATACTAAAGGTTACCACAAAGCTTTATATGCTGCTAGAAACGCTGATACAATAGCACAACATTTTTATGAGCAAGGCAAAGCCGATGCTGTTAGAGACGTTATGGTTAAATCAAAAAACATTTCAACTGAACCTAGGAAAACTAGTGGCGGTGATGTGTTTATTAATGGTTTAAAAGTTAAAGCTATTTCTGGTGCTGATTCTTCAAAATTAAAGATAAAAACAAGAAAATTTAACTAACAAAATTAAACAAAATGAGTTTAACTCCACAATTTGGTTCATTGAAACCATCTCAAAAACAAGAAATTTTAGATAGCAATTATCTAAAGTTTAACGACGGTGCTAACGGAACAGACACTTTCGCACAACAATACTTACCAGAGATCTACGAACAAGAAGTAGAGCGTTACGGAAACAGAACATTATCTGGATTCTTAAGAATGGTAGGGGCAGAAATGCCAATGACTTCTGATCAAGTAATTTGGTCTGAGCAAAACAGACTACATATCTCTTACGATGGATGTACTACTAATGGAACAGACACAATTACAATACCTGTAGATTTAACACCAGCTGATCCTAAGGATTATGTTGCTAATGTTGTATCTGTAGGAGCTACTATTGTAGCTTTAGATGGAGCGGGAGCTGAGATAAAAGCTGTTGTAACTGGTTCTAACTTAACCACAGGTGCTTTAACAGTAGCTCCTTATACCGCTGCAAATATATCTGGTTTAGCAACTACAGGTGTAAAAGTATTTGTATTTGGATCTGAGTATGCTAAAGGTTCAAGCACGCCTAACTACCAAGAAATTACCAACCCTGATGGGTATATATCTGTTGACCCTTCTTTCACACAATTCTCTAACTCACCAATCATCATCAGAAATAAATACGTTGTAAACGGATCTGATATGGCTCAAATCGGTTGGGTAGAAGTTGCTACTGAAGACGGAACATCTGGATATTTATGGTACTTAAAAGCTGAGTCTGAAACAAGATTACGTTTTGAAGACTACCTAGAAATGTCTGTGGTAGAAGGTGAAATTGCTGCCCCTACATCTGCTGCTAAAACAGCAAAATACAAAGGTACTCAAGGTTTATTTGCTGCTATCGAAGATAGAGGTAATGTAAACGTAGGATTTACTGCTGCTGCAGGTCTTGATACTTTTGACGATATCTTGA